AAAGTTCTTTACTCTGATGGAACAAATATTGTAGAAGGACTTAGTTCAGTTGGAGCTGTAACAGCCACAGGACATCTTGTTCCCGGTACCACGGATACTTACGACTTAGGGGCTTCTGATAATGTATGGAGAAACGTATATACAGGAGACTTACATCTTTCTAATAAATTTAAAGAAAAAGGTAATATAGTCGATGGAACTAAAGGAAATTGGACTTTACAAGAAGGTGAAAATGATATATTTATGATAAATAATATATCTGGAGAAAAATTTAAAATTAATTTATCTAAGATAAAAGGAGATTCATAATGGGACTATTTTCAGGTGGAACAGAAATCATAAATAATGGAGAGTTGTTAGAAGGTGGTATTCCTACAGCAACTATTGTGCCGTGGTCAGATGCATCTGTGCCATCTGGTTTTTTAGAATGTGATGGTTCTGCAGTTTCAAGAACAACTTATGCAGCATTATTTGCAGTCGTAGGTACGACTTACGGAACTGGAGATGGTTCAACAACGTTTAATTTACCAGACTTACAAGATAACGTACCAGTTGGAAAATCAAATAATAAAGCTTTAGCATCAACGGGTGGAGCAAACACTGTGACTTCAACTGGAAACGTTGGTGGATCTACAGCTAATGCAACTTTATCAACACCTCAACTAGCCTCTCACTCTCACCCGAGTGGTAGAGGTAACGCTGATGCAATGCGTTTCGTTCCTATAGCTACATATCCTAGTTATTATCCTGGAGGAGGAATCGCTAATACAGGTAATCAGGGTTCTGGTGGTGGTCACTCTCACAATATGAGTGCAAACTTTTCAGGTGATGCAACTTCAGTTATTCAACCTTATTTAACAGTAATTTATATTATCAAGACGTAGGAGAAATTATGGCAACAAACGCAACATGGACAGTAGTATTTGAAGACAAAGTAGTAATTAAAAATTATGCTGAAGGTGCTTCTGGAGGTGTTGGATATATTATTTCAGATGATTCTTTTTGGGCACAAGGTAAGTTTTCAAACATTTGGGCTATTCAATATGGAACATCTAATCCAAGTGACACTGTAGAATATAGAGATGATACTCCTCACTCTAACTGGGAAGATGCAGACTTAGGTGACTTTACAGACTTTATTAGTAGATGGGATTCAGCTCACTTAGCTAAATTACAATCAGATTGGGATAACGATAATTTACGAATTGAAGATCCTGAAGGAGAAGATCCACCGGTTTTCAGAGACGAAACAGAAGCAGAAAAAATTGCTAGACTAGGAGCTAGACCTACATCTTATTCATCTTAAAAATTTTTTTTCCACAAAAAAAAATTGTTATAAAATGTTTTATCTCTGTTTCATTTAAATTAGGTAAAGTAGAAAATCTTTTACATAAGTTTAAATACGTTATATAATTATTCCACAACATATGTTCAATTCTCCAAAACCATAGTTTTTTATGTTTAATATTTTTTGCAACTTTTTCGACTTTATCTAAAACAAAATCAGCTTCTCCTTCTTCATAATGATCAAGTAATAATGTATCACATTCACCAACATATTTTTCAGCGTCTTCATTTATTATTTTTATTTTTTCCATTAACATGGGATTATGTTTATGGTGGTATTCAATAAGTTCTTTACAATTTTCAATACATAAAATTTTTTTAACTTTATTATTTGAAAGTAGCCAGTTTTCACGTAAACCAAACCCCAACCCTGTGCAAATAACATTTCCTTCTGCTAACGCATAATGTGAATATAATTCCATAACTGAAAAAAGATAATCTAAATTATGTTTTAACCAACAAACTTTATCTATTTTTAATTCAAATGTATTTGTATTATTTAGTATTATCTCTAAATTATTAATTTTATCTTCTACAATATGTGGAGATTTAAATTTTAAATTTTCTAAAAATAATTTATTAATATTAATCATCTTAACATCATCCAAGAAGTTAAAATATATTTTTCACCAGAAAGCGGTGGATTACCTCTGTGAACATATGGAAAAGCTGCAGGCCAAATAACTATTCTACCTGTTTTAGGTTTTGTTCTTTTTGAAAAATGTAAAAACTCTGTTTCTCCTCCTTCTTCTACATCATTTAAATATATAGAGAATACAAAAGCACGTGCTTCATTAGCAAATCCTTTATTATGTTCTATATGCCAAATATGATAACCTTCAGTGGGTAAAGTTTTTTGTATTTTCATATTTGTAAAATAAAACGGAGTTCCGTATGCATCATCAGCTCCTGTATTTTTAATATAATGATTCCAAGCTAAATCAAAATTTACCACTATAGGTTTTAATTCTTCCCACCAAACATCAATATTATTAGATCCTGCAAAAAATTGTTGATCTTGTTTTTTTAATATAGATGCTTTTTCAAAACCAATTCTATTAATTGTATTATTAAATTTATTTTGATTTTCATATAACTTAATAGCTTTATTGCATTCTTCTTTAGTGATGTAATTATCATATACACCTATAAAATTAGTTATATTAACTGCTTTTTCTTTCATTTAAAATATCTTTCCGTGTTGCCACTTCCATAAAAATGGAGATCTTTTAATAGCATTATACATATGGTAATCTAAATGTAAATATTTCATAATTTCATCTTTATCTAAATATTTTTCAACATCAATTTTTATTTTATCTTTAGATTTATTTTCATGTTCACTACTTCCAAAATGCATTTTTAAAAATAAATTTATATCAGACATATCTACGTAATGACTACATTGAACATTAAATAGATACGGGATTTGTGAAGCACTATGGTTAATTTGACCAGAGATACTATTTCTTATGTGATGTTCATTTGAAGTAAACAATTGTTTTATATCTACATCTTTAATATCTACTTTGTTAAGCCATAAATCCCATTTTAAACCAGATAAAAATCTTTCGTAAGGATCTCTAATTATACAAAACCTTGTTTTTTTAGAGAGATGGTGAACATACAATATGTCTTCTTTTTTAAAATTATTTTCAATACATTTAAAAACGCTGCCATTTCCATTTTTATGTATTCTAACAAATTGAAATTTTTCTGTTTCAACTATTTCAAATAATCTAAAATTCATTTTTATCTTTTTCAGAAGTTTTTTTACCTGTTTTTTTAAGATAATTATCATATGCGTGGTGAGTAAATGGTCCATTTTGATTTACGTAATGTAAAAATACTTGAGCCATGCCTTCACCTCTATAAGTACCTGGACGCCCATGTTTTTGATCACATCCAGCATATAACACAGCATCGCCTTCTTTTAATTCAAAAGACTTTCCTTCTACAATGATGGGCCAGTTATCATATTTTTTTATACATGCAGTTATTGATATTTCACATGATGGTCTATCTATATGTTTTTTTAATGTTCCACCAAAAATATAATATCTCCAATATGCATAGGTTGGAAATAATTTTAAATTAGATTCTTTTTCAACAATAGGTAATTTCACATAAAGTAAGGAATTCATTAACGGGTCTTCGTACCATGCGGGAGAAAAAGATTGAATATCTAGTTTAAAATCTTCATTACTATCTAATTTATTATAACAATATTTTTGAATAATATTTAATTCTTCTTTTTTAAAAAATTGTTTTATTATTTTATTTTTTACTCCAACCATGCAACTATACTATACCTTGTTCCTTTCGTAATTGGTTCAATGCTATGTGGATACATAAAATTACTAGGAAAAAATACTATAGATCCTTTACCTAGTTTTAATCTTTTTACTTCCATTTCTTTTTGATCTGTAAAAGTTAAATCTCCACCTTCATATTCATTATTTAAATTCATGATAATACTTAAATGTCTTGGTAAATTAGTAAAATGATCTGTATGTATTTCGTATTTTCCTTCTGGTGTATATTTTAAAAGATCAATTTGATTTATTTTATCACTTGCCATTTTAGGAAATTTGGCTTTGTATAAAACATACAATCTTTCTATTTCTTTTTTTATATAGTTCCAATAAAATAAATTAGTGGGAGTGTGTGAGTTTAAAGAATATCCTTTTACATTTCTTACATCTTTATACAAACCGCTCCTAACCTCTAAATTTTTTTTAGCTTTATGATTTATTAAAGGTATAATTTTATCTATAAAATCAGTAGAAACTATATTTTTAAATTCAACAATTGCTTCTAAATGATCCATAATTATGATACTTTCATTCTCTATAAAATTAATATATAATCTATTATATGCTACAAAAATTAAATTTCAAGCCTGGTTTTAACAAAATGGTCACGGATTCAGGAGGAGAATCTCAATGGGTAGATGGCGATTTTGTTAGATTTAGATACGGATTACCTGAAAAAATAGGAGGCTGGAATCAACTTACGACTTCAAGTTTAACATTACCCGGCGTAGCGCGTGCGCAACATGCTTTCACATCTATTGCTGGTGAAAAATACGTAGCAATAGGAACTTCACAAGGTTTATTTTTATATTATGAAGAAGAGTTTTTTGACATCACACCTTTAGATACAGCAATCACTGGAGCCAATTTTGATGCAACGACAGGTTCTGCTACAGTTACCGTAAATAAAACCAGTCACGGACTATTAGCTGGAAGATATATAACATTTTCATCTGTTACTGTTCCAACAGGTTCAGGTTATGCAACAACTGATTTTACAGATAACACATTTGAAGTACAAGCATCTAATTTAGGATCAAATAGTTTTGAAATTATTATGCCATCTAACTCAGCTGGAACTACATCTGGCACAGGTTCAGCTCAAATTGATCCATATGAAATAGTTGGTCCTACTTTTCAAACTGCAGGTTTAGGTTGGGGTACAGATACCTGGGGCTCAAGCACATGGGGAACTGCAAGTGCAACCAGTAACGTGGTTCTGGATCCAGGACTCTGGAGTCTAGATAACTTTGGTCAAATATTAATTGCAACTATTCATAATGGTAAAACATTTACATGGAACGCAGGAGTAGCAACTCCTAGAGCAAACAGAGCAACCGTTATGTCTGGTGCTCCTACTAAAACAAGATTAACTCAAGTATCTGATAGAGATAGACATGTATTTCATTTTGGAACAGAAAC